AAGCTCTTATGCGTAAGTGCAAAATGGGCGATATCTCAGCTATTAAGCTGTTTTTTGAAATGAAAGGCATGTATTCAGAGAAGAAAAAAGTTGAAGTCGCTGGAGCAGGTGGAGGTCCGATGGAGCTGCTCGTCAGTGTTGACTATGGCGATGGAGATAAAGAAACAGAATGAAAAAGACCAACTAATACTAATTAGCTGGTCTTTTTGTTATTTTGATTGCAGTCGCCTTTGTCTTATTAGTGTCGACTTGCTTATGCCAGTCATTTCAGCAACTTTAGTGTAAGAATTTTCACCGAGTAAGCTCATGGCGTGTTGGAGCTGGTGATCATTATACACTTTAGGACGTCCTTCCTTATATCCGGCTTTGGTTCTGGCAATCTCTTTGCCAGCTGCTGTTCTCTCCATTATAAGCGTACGTTCAAACTCTGCAAAAGCTAACATCATAGTTACCATTAGCTTATCCATGGGCTTATTGCTGATTGTTCCCATGTTATCAATGGTTACAACCACACCTTTGCTGATTAGAGATTGTATCAAAGCATTACCTTCGCTTGCTGATCGGGCTAACCTGTCGAGCTTGGTTATCATTAAAGTGTCGCCATCTTTTAGTTTTAACAGAAGTTCATTCAGCTTCGGTCTATCGGTAGTCTTCCCTGTATATTGCTCTACAACAATTTCAGCACAACCTTTAGCTCTTAAAATGTTCTCTTGGTCTTCCAGGGAGTTTCCGACAATCTGTTTCAATGTACTGATCCTGGCATAACCATAAATCATATTGATTCCTCCTATTCGTTTTGAATACGAATTATGACACCGTCCAATACATTGATTATACTGCTCTCTAAAAACGTTGTCAATACTGTACATTAAAGACACCAATCCAAAAGTGTAACTGTAAAACAATTTCCAATTTAAAAGACCAGATTTAAAAACCAAGAGCCAAAATTTAAAGGTATCAATTCGGCAGGTACATTTGTATCAGTAGCGATATTAGAAACGCTCACAGATCAAATGTGGAAGCCAAATTCCAATATAAAAATCAAATTAAACATAAAAAGGGGTAAATCATAATGCAAACATTAAAAGTATCAGGCAAATCTAATTCCAGTTCAGTAGCAGGTGCAATTGCAGGATTCGTTAGAGAGGGTCAAGGCGACTTAGAAGTACAGGCAATTGGAGCAGGAGCAATCAATCAAGCAATCAAAGCTGTAGCTATTGCTAGAGGTTTCGTTGCACCGCAAGGCATAGACCTGATGTGTATTCCTGCATTTGTTGATTTAGAGATTGATGGTGATAATCGCACTGGCATTAAACTTATCATTGTCACTCGCTAATCGATATTGAGCAGCTGCTTTTGGTTAGGATTCTAGTCTTAGCCATTTACATTTAGGGTCAAGGGTAAGGGGGGTATAGGGGCAAGGAGCGAAAAAACCATGGGGGTCTAATATTTATAGCACTAGCCACACAAAAATTCATTATTTCTCTACACAGACTCACATAAATTTTCTAACTTTTTGCTTACCCCCTATACCAAGAAAAATCTCAAAAAGTGCCTACCCTAAAATTTTTGAAAAATTTTTTGCGAAATTCATAAAACCATTGCACATAAATTCAATGCTTAAGGAGGAAACCAACATGGAATTTGCAAAAGCATTACTAGAAACAATTACAGAAAGTAGTAAATCGGAGTTTTCGAAAGAAGAAGTATTGGATCTACTTACTGAAATTAGCGACGTTCAAGAAATTAATGCTGACCTATTAGCCAAAAAGAAAGAGTTCTTCAGTAGTGATGTTAAAAGATTGATTAATAATTTATACTCTATTGATTCCAAGTTTAAAGAGTTGTCGGCCGTTAATGATGTCCTTCGAGAAAAGACAAAAAAGAAGCAGCACAATGGCGATAGAATAGCGAAAAATTATATACTCAAAGTCGTCAATAAGGCAAACGAAAATAATACTCGAATAAGCCTAGAAATTTGTGAACTATTTCAGATTTTATTAGGCAATTGCCATCAATGCCCATTTAGTAATTATGACGATTATGATGATTGTATCGGTTGTATTCACGGAGCATTCTCTACGAAAGAAATAGATAGCATCAACTCAATAAAGGAGCCATCATCATGCAAAAGTTAATACTAATCAGCAGCGACAAAAACTACAGAGAATATGAGTTAAACGGCAAGAAAGTTTTGATTACACGTAGAGAAGAAAAAAGAAAAGGTAATGAAGGTTATCCAATTAGACCGTATACCGACGTTCTTCTTCAATATGAGCGTTTCGCTTCTTCGGTATCAATGTTTGCCATTGGTGAAGATATTTTTGAGGATTTAATAGACCGCTTAATAAGTGGATTGATGCGTTATTTAAAAATCGAACAATTGAAAATCGATGAATCCAACAAATCAACGAAGGTCGAACCTGAAAAGCCATCATTTAATTTAAGAGAATTTAAAAAACTATTGGATGCTGTTGAAAAGATTCCAATAGAAGTCATGGTATCCGCAGCAATGAAAGAATTTTTTAATAAATTTAATAATGATAAACCAAATGAACCCAAAGAAAACCCCTGCATTGCCGTAATCGTCTCTGATAGAATCGACAATTGTCGTAGCTTCTTAAAGTTTAATAACCTTAATCCTAAGTGCTTTAAATTAGTTAATGAAGCACATCGTCTTGAGGGCATTAGCAGAGAGATGCCAATCATAATTACTCATCACGGAAACTCCAATAAATTTGACAATCTAATGGAGTTTGTCCATCACAGATTCACCAACGTTCGTTATATCGGTTATTAATAACATGTTGGTGCGGCGTGGTGAGGTAACACGCTACTATGTTTATAAATTATCCAGTACCAGATAGCAGGGGTATAAGGAGCCAAGACGTAGCTAGATAACGGTCTTAAACTACTAGCGGCATAGTGCTATCAAGCAGGTTTAAATCCTGCCGCCAAGTCATTACTCATAACCGCGAATAAGCGGTATTTTTTATGCCTTAAAGTAGGTGATCCATATAGCATTAAAAACTACCGTGCAATTCAATGCCGTATTTAGAGCATTTAATGCTACCCAATGCCGTTATCGTGCTGCCAAGGGATCAGCTGGTAGTGGCAAGTCAGTTAATACTGCTCAAGATTATATTCTTAAGCTAATGAACCCCAAATATAAGGGCGCGAACCTGCTAGTTGTCCGTAAGATCGACGAATCAAATCGTGATAGTACCTATGCTGAACTGGTGGCCGCTATTTATAAAATTTGCGGAGAAATGACAGATAAGCTTTGGCACATTAAGCAATCTCCGTTAGAGCTGACTTGCAAGACTACAGGGAATAAGATCATTTTTCGTGGTATGAAAGATGATAGTCAAAAAGAAAAAGTTAAGTCAATTAGTTTTGCTATTGGTAAGCTCTGCTGGATCTGGGTTGAAGAGGCGACGGAATTACAAGAAGCCGACATTGATATCCTGGATGATAGGCTTCGTGGTGAGCTGCCAGAGGGCTTATTTTATCAAATGACATTAACCTTTAATCCAGTGTCAATCAATCATTGGATTAAAGCAAAATACTTTGATGCTCCTAACCCTCATGTGTTCACTCATCATTCGACATACAGGACTAACCGATTTATTGATAAGGCATACCATGACCGGATGGAATTAAGGAAGATTCAAGATCCTAACGGTTATCGCGTTTATGGTGATGGTGAATGGGGCCTGTTAGGTGGTCAGTTCTTCAGCATGTGGAAAGACCATTTGCATATTTGCGCGCCATTTAAAATTCCTGACGGCTGGCTAAAGTTTCGATCAATGGACTGGGGAAGTTATCGACCGTATAGCGTTGGCTGGTATGCTGTTGATTTTGACGGTAGAATGTATAAATACCGTGAATTATATGGCTATGGTGGCAAGCCTAACATTGGTACTAAAGAGTCGTCTAAGACAGTAGCTGAAAAAATTGTTGAATTGGAAAAAGACGAAAATAATATTTCATATGGTGTTCTCGACAACGCTTGCTGGAATACTACAGGTACCGAGGGACCAACAGTTGCAGAAGAAATAAATAAAGTTTTATTCGACAACAAGAAGACCTTATTTCATCCCTCTGCAAAAGGTCGAGAACGAGGTGCAGAACAAGTAAAGCTCCGATTGGAAGGATATAAAGATGCAGAGGATAAAGACATTCCAACGCTTGTCTTTTTCTCTAATTGCTATCACACAACCAGAACAATCCCTGCCCTAACTCATGATAAAAATAGTCCTGAAAAGGTAGATACCACTGGGGAAGATCATCCTTTCGATGAAACTGTTTACGCTTGCCTTTCAAGACCTTGGGTACCAGACAAGCCAGAAGAGAAAAAGAAAGGGAACAAGCGCCGAAAAAAGAAAGAAAAACCTAAAGATTGGATGGGAATGTAGCTGCCAAATAGGGCAGTATTTTTTATGCCAAAAAAGGCAGGTGATTAAATGCCAGATAATTATTTTAGACCAGCAGTTCGAGAACGGTCGCCAAACCTTTCGAAGCGAAGAAACGAGTTTCGCGCTGCAGTTGATAAGGATCAAGATTTTCGTGATGAAGCTCATGAAGATTATGATTTTTACGATGGAAGAAAACAATGGAATGAAGGGACAAAACGAAATCTAGAAGAACTCGGTAGACCAGTCATAACAGATAATCGTATCAAACCGATGATTAACTTACTTTCTGGTTATCAACGGATGAATCGATATGAACCTGAATTTCTACCACGAACGGATGATGATATTGGATTATGCACGGTCCGTAAAGGACTGACTAAATACATATTTGATCAGACTGAATATGAAACACAGGAATCATGGATGTTCTTGGATGGGATTATATGTGGCCGGGCGTGGCTAGAGGTCTTATACAAGATTGACTACAGTACGTTAGATGGTGATATTACTATCCGCAGAGTGTCGCCATTCGATATTTATCTAGATCCTGAAAGCAGACAACCGGATTATTCGGATGCAAGATATATGTGTCGCGCTAAATGGGTAGATAAGGATGAATTAAAATCCGTTTATCCGGAAGAAGCCGACTATATTGAAGCCTGTTCTGCTGATTATGACAGTGCTGAAAAGTATGAGCTCATTGGTACGGAGCCGCTTTGGTATCAAAAAGAAACTCGAAAAGTACGGATGATAGAACATTGGCGTAAGGAAATCGTCAAAAAGCAGAAATATATTTTAATGAATGGCGAGATGATCGTTAAGGAAGATATCACCGCTGAACATCTTGCGATAGGCATAAAACGTCCTATAACTATTCCTGAACAAATTGTAATTGTTACGGTATTCATTGGTGAGGTACTTTTAGAAGAAAAAGAATCGCCGTATGAACATGGGGAATTCCCCTTTGTTCCATACACGGTCTATTACCTTGGCGAAGGTGATATCCCTGCTGGTGTGGTCAGAGATATCAAGGATTTGCAACGCGAACTGAATAAACGCCGCAGTCAGTCGGTTAATATCCTTAATACTCAGCTTAATTCTGGTGTCATTTACGAGCAGGGCGCCATAGATGATAAACAAAAATCGAACATAGCCAAAATAGGAACCATACCTGGTGCAATGTTAGAAGTAATGCCTACTGCACTGACCCAAAATAAGATTCGGTTTATGGACCCTAAACCTCCACCAGTTGGAGAAATTACGGCACTACAGGAAACGGCGCAATCTATGAAAGAGGTTGCAGGGATAAACGAATCGATGTTAGGCAGTGACATTCCGTCTGGTACGTCTGGCAGAGCTATTGAGCTTAGACAAAAGGCAGCCATTACTCATATAGGTGGATTGTATGACAACCAACGTAGGGTTAAGGTTCAAGTATTGAGGCGATTGTGGGGCAGTAAAAAGAAAAAAGGGTTAGTACAGCAGTATTATACAGATGAAAAATCTTTCCGCATTATTGGAGATAATGGAATTCAAGAGTTTATGACAATTAACAAACAAGTTTCAGTGCAAGATGAACTCGGCAATACCATTCATCAAACATTGAACGATATGACAACTGGTGAATTTGACATTATTATCAGTGATGCTCCAAGCATGGCAAGTCAAAGGACTGCTCAATTTTGGGCTCTCACTGATGCAGCTGCTAAATTGGGTATCCCCGGTGACATGGTCTTTGATATTCTCCTCGATCTGTGCGATTTACCACAGAAAGAAGAAATTAAACGGCGTTGGCAGGAACGGCAGGAGGCACAAAAACAGGCAGCTAATGCACCACCTCCTAAAGCTGAACCTAAAATTAATGAAACGATTAATTTTAAAGATCTACCTTATAATGGGCAAGTGCAATTTGCGGCTAAATTGGGTATTGATTTAACTTCGCAGCAACCAGGTACAGTCCATCAAGGACAAGCGCAACAACCTCCACAAGCACAGCAAGGGGAGCAACCTAGCGTATTACCGCAGGTTTTACAAAGTCTGCCCTCTCAGATATTACAGCAACTAGCGCAAATGCAACCTCAACAATTAGCACAGGCATTAGTTCAAATTGAACAGCAATTGCCTCCACAAATTCAGCAGCAAATTGCAGCTGAAGTCCAAGACATTCCTCCCGATCAGCTACTACAGGGCATACATGATATGATTGTTCAATTGTTGCAAAGTCAAGGTAGTGGCGATCAATCGGAACAAGGTCTTGATCCGCAGAAAATACAGCAGGTTCAGCCTAACCAACAGCCGCCAAGTAACCAACCACAAACGCCATACCAGATAAGACAGAATATAATTTCTAGCATGAGCGGTGAACAATTATAGTATAACTACTAATCAGAGGAGTGGCTTTATTATGGGAAAATTTATTGATCTGACAGGAAAAGTGTTTGGAAGATTAACTGTAATTAGGCGAAGTGAGAATTCCACAATTGGTAAAGTCAAGTGGTTATGTAAGTGCCTTTGTGGTAATGAAAAATCAGTAACAAGTAACCATTTACAGAGTGGACATACCAAATCATGTGGTTGTTTTCATACAGAACAAATTAAAAAAGCTACGACAAGACACGGTATGCGACATAGTTTAATATATTCGGTTTGGAGTAGTATGGTAATGAGATGTACATGCGAAAAAGATCAGGGCTATAAATACTATGGAGCTAGAGGAATAACTGTATGTGATAAATGGCTAACCTTTAATGGTTTTTACGAAGATATGAAAATCGGATACGAAAAAGGACTTACTCTAGATAGAAAAGATGTTAATGGTAATTATGAACCCCTAAATTGTAAATGGGTAACGATGAAAGAGCAATGTAATAACAGAAGGGATAACCATAATTTAACTTATAATGGGAAAACACAAACAATATCACAATGGGCTGATGAATTAGGAATAAACCAAGGCACGCTGTACAGTAGACTTAATAGAGGTCATTGGTCAATAGAACGAGCATTAACAACAAAATAATATTACCACTCTTTTTTAAAAGGGTGGTTTTTTTATACCCAAAATGAGGTGATTCTAAATGTTTACTACAATAAAAGTCAAGGATGGTCAGTACCACGTTTATGAAAACAATAAAAACATTGGTACGATTGACTTTCAGTGCGAAAGTTGCGACCAGGACGTATTAAAAAAGCACTATTGTATTGATATACCTAAATATTCTCTAAAAAAAGTTGTGAAATTTCCAGTCCAGGATTTTAAAAATGTTGAACGGACTGCTCTTAGAACGCTGATTGATTGGTTAAAAGCAAGAAGGAGATTGATGTAGTGTCAACACTATCTCTGGATTTAAAAAGGACGGTGAGAACAATAGCTAAACGTAAGAAGTGCAGTATGAATAGCCTAAAATACGGATAAGGAGGTGGTCACCATGCGCAAGCGTGGGCAATAATCTCTGGACGGCAACTAGCGATAGTTGTATTTTTTATGCCTAAAATTAACGAAGGAGTGAACTTTATGGACTGCAATCCAAGAAGTATATTAAGAACTACAGCAGGAATGCTTGGATCTCAATTAAATCAATCGCAAACAGATGATGAGAATTGTAAGGGTGTTTTTAACCCTAATGGTAAGGTTGAGGACGCTTTAATTGATTTAAGTGGACGCATTGATAGCTTAGAAAATTTGACCCATTCTCTTCTAAACTTAATTCAATATCCACAGCCAGTAACATCATGTGATAATGCTCTTACTCAAAGTGATCTTACATTGGTACAGAGAATTCACGTTTTTGATAGTCGAGTGGCAGATGCAAATAACACCCTTGCCATAGCGATTGATATCATTCGTCAAAACCTTGGAAGTATTAAATTAGATTAGAGGAAGTGTAGTAAATGGAAAAGTATATTGGCGTAAAAATTGTTCATGCTGAACCTATTACAAGGGGAGATTACAATAAATTCAAGGGGTGGACCATCCCTAAGAATGAGAACCCTAACGATGATGGTTATTTAGTCAAGTATAATG